GCGATCTCCGCAACCTGCTCAAGCTTTTGCGTGATCGTAGATCCCCAATCATCCATCCGAGATTGTGGGGATTCGTCCGCCATGTGGACGTCAGTTCGCCATACAAGAGTGATCATGCGGCACCATCATGGGAATGTGCCGTCAACGAACCACACAAAGGACATTCCCCAAGACCATCCAAAGCATCTCGAATGGCACACACTACAGTTTCCAGATCGGCATCAATCTTAGCGGCTTCTTCCTTGACGGAAGACAAGGATTCTTGGGACTTTCGTTGACGTTCTTGCAACCCCGTCAAATAAACCAGATCATCCCGTAGTCCTTTGGCGACATCCGTGTCTATTTCCACCAGGTCCGGAATGTCATCCAACTTTTCCACCGCAGAACGTGCGGAAACCAAACGATCATACAGATCCACAACGTCATCCAGTTCCATCGAAATTTCTTCGATGGTGTTAGTGTCGGGAATGTCGATTTCGGTAACCCCATCCAACTTGGATACCGCTTCTTGTGCAAAGGCCAAACGTTCATGCAACCTTGTGGCAATCCCTATTTCCGCCAGCATCCCCTTAGCGGGTTCCATGTCGGGAATGTCAATAGATGCAACACCTTCCAACTTGGATACACCTTCTTGTGCCATATTCAAGCGATTTTTCAAAATCGTAGCGTTTTCCAATGCCTTCGCAAACCGTTGGGCCTTCGCGTAGTCATCTTCCAAGGCAACGATTGTCGTTTCAACCCCATCCAACCCATCAAACCGTTTGGCCGCAATTTCAAGGTTGCCTTGTTCAGCCAGTCGAATTTTCAGTTCCGACGCCGCCGACCGTTTATCCGATTCGGCCAATCGTAGGGCTTCGTTCAACTGAGCAACGTGATTTACGTCCGACACAGCTTCGGCTAATACCGAACCAGGTTGATCCAACAAGAAAATCTGTCCATTGAACTGTGGGGCGAACTGGGGCCATATTTCCCGCCCCCCTACCGTGATAGGTTTGACCCCCAAGGCACGCACTTCATCCGGGACAGCTTGCCCCGGGTAGATCGGATTGCCCCCGTCTATGACGTAGGTAGGCTTGTCCCCTGCGGACTTACCCTTTTCCCACCGAAGCTTCCGACCATCGTCTTTTCCATGACTCACACTTTTTCCATCGGGATGTAAGTTCCCGTCAAAGGTGATCTCGACAACCGCCTTAGTCTTGCCACGTCGGATGAAGGATGTACCACGGGTATTTTGAAAAGCCCCACGGATAGCCCGCATCAGGGCAGTCTTCCCAGCGTTGTTTGTGCCCGTAATGACGGTAAACCCAGCCACTTCCACCGTCACGTCGGCAAGTGATTGAAAATCCTCGACGTGTACGATGAAAGGCATTTCGGGTTATCCTTCATCGGAGGTGTTTCCGGGGTTCTCCGTCGGGACCATAGCCGTCATCAGGGCCTCCAAATCGGCCAACCCATCATCTTCCAAGGGTTCTTCCACGATCGTAACAAAGTCACCGGGCTTCTTCGACATGGCATCAATCGCGGCAAGGTAGATTTCATCCCACGCCCCTTCCGCTTCCTTCACCTTGGTCTTGAATTCGTCCATGCCGCATCCCTTGATCACCGTACCGTTGGGACGCTCAAAGGCATACCAAGCACCCGTCTTCTTGACGATCCCATGTGCCGACGTGATCTCGATGACGGATCGAAGGTCGTCAACGCCTTCCCCAAATTTGATGTAGAAATCCGCTGTCTTACCTTGGGCCGCCGACACCTTGCACTTGTCAATGCGGCACTTGACCGTTTGACTGACGGTAGCTTCTTCAACCTTGTGCGTAAGGGCGTTGTATTCTTTACCCTTGTCTTGGGCAACCCGTTGCAACCCCATCCGAACTTCGGAATAGAACTTCCAAGCATTGCCACCTTGGGCATCGCTATCCGGGCCATGCCCCGCCATCGGCCCCGTGGCAATCTTCTTGCGAAGTTGGGAGATGCCCAAAACACACGTGCCCGTTCGGTTGATGATGGATTTCAGTTCTGGGAGGATGTAGGACCACTTGGCGGCATTCAAACCGATCCGCCCCATTCCCCCTTCCCCACGATCTTGAAGGGTTTGTTCCAAGGAAGCCTTGGGAACACCGGCACCCACGGAATCGATGACAATCAAATCCACCCCAGCTTTGGCCATCGTCCACATGATTGCCAAGCCCTTTTCCAAGGATTCGGGTTGTGCCAATTCAAACGTCAAGGGATCATCCAATGGGATCCCTAGCACCTTAGCATACGCAACATCGATCGCGTTTTCCCAGTCAATGTAGCATACCGTCCCGCCCGATGCACATACCATCGCCGCCGCCGTCAATGCGACAGTGGTCTTTCCCGCGGATTCTTGGCCATACAGATTCAAGATGCACTTCTTGGGGAATCCGGGGCATGGACGAACACCGTAGCGATTCACCCGGCCACCAATCAGGTAATCCAGCACAATGGAACCGGTTGGCAAATGCGGACGGGATTCCTTGAATGACTCTTCGTCAATGGTCACAAAGGATTCGTCTTTCGGGAATGCCTTCGTCAACAACGCCCGGGCTTGTGCCAAGGCATTCGTCTTCTTGGGTGCTTCCGCCTCATTTGACTTACGTGGTAGCTTGCGGGGGGGCATGGTTAGATCTCCTGTTGGTTCCACCGGAAAAAGCGGTAATCCTCTTTGTATAGGATACCTTTGTTGACACTGGTACCCGCTTTGGCACCGTGCTTGTAAGTGTGGATTTCCGTAAACTGTCTGGATTCAATCGGGGTCAGATCTTCCTTCTTCAATACCCCATCCACAAAGGCCCAAAACCTACCACCGGCAAAAGCCGCCCAATAGGCATCGGCACAGTTATGGTTCAAGTTTCCCCGCACACCCGTATTGGCCTTAGCCGCTTCGACCATGTCGGGCTTCATCATCTTCCACCCATCCGGTCGACCCAAAGCATGCCTGGCCAGAGCTTTCAACTGACCAGGGGCGAAAAACACAACGTCCATCTTGGCCGCACGCATTGCTTCACAGTTATACAGGTAGAGTCCATACAACCCTTCCGAGTACAGTTCGTGAAACACCGGGGATTCACACCCGATGCGATTCACCCCATAGGTGGCACCCAAGCGGTCTAGCAAGGAACGGACACTTTCCCGTTGTTCAATGTAGCGGTCAATGAATAACGTCTTGGCGGATGTCTTGAATAGACCAGATTCGACCATTCGGCCTGGTGCCCCCACGGCAACATCCGTGTCGTGGAGGCACCAGCCAAAATTCGTAAGCGATGGATCCATGCCGAGACAAAGCATGATCTAGGCGTCCAACATCCCGTCAACCATGGCATCGATATCGCCCGTAGCCATGGTTTCGACCGCGGCCGTACCACCACCACCGCCACCACCAGTCAGCTTTTCACGGATCGCTTGCACGGTCATTTCCCGGCCGACGTAATCGGAAATCGTCCCCGCAATGGCAACCGCCTTGGCAACCATTTCCGCGACAATTGCTTCCGCCTTGGGGTTGTTCACCAATGCCCGCAAGAAAGAATCACGGCACGGCGTGAACGTCATCTTTTGGTAAGTTGCGTCCGAACAAGTCACCGTGAAATCGTGCGAACCAAACGGAAATTCCTTGTTGATCTTCTTCAATGCCGTGAACTTGTCCCCCGAAATCACCCAGGGGAGAATCTCGGTTTCATTGCGACCCATGGCTTCCCGATTGATGTTGCCTTCCTTGTCGGTCGGCCACACCACGATGATCGATGCAATCCGCATACGCGGCGGGTCGCCACCGGCCAACTTGGAATACTCCGGACCCTTGTTGATGATGTACCCCACGGACGGGATGAAATTCGTCGAAGCACCCGCGAACTGAGGAGCCGGGGCATCCAGATCGGGCTTCCCTTCTTCCAACCCACGGAACCAAATGAACGAAAGCCGATACGAACGACTTGCATCCGCCTTGAAGGGCTTCAACTTCCCGCCAATGCCTGCATCCCCTTCACCAAACGAAAACTGCTGAATACCGTTGGTAGCCATGATGAAAACTCCTGTTGCGTGACTTACTGCTGTGTGGATTACTGTTGTGTGACTCACTGCTTTGTGAATTACTGCTTTGTGACTTACTGCTGTCCAACTTACTGTTGTGCATCTACAGACGGTGGGTCATTGAATGACATGTCCCGTCATGATTGATTACCCGATTGATCGGGAATTCTACCTACCCAATTTGATCAAATGGTTTCGAACATCGACAAAATGGCATCCACATCGATGTCGTCAATCAATTTTCGCTGATCGGGCTTCGGCATTTCAGCTGCCGACACCGTCACTTCTTCAAGGAAGACATCCACTTCTGACGGTGCTGCTGTCGGGGCCATCGTCACACTCATGTCCTTGGATACGGCACCTTCCAACTGGATTTCTTCGGTCTTTTCCGGGATGACCGCGGCTTGAATTGCCGACACAACATCGTCCACTTCAACCGGGGTTTCTTCCATTTCCACGAGGGGCTTTGGATTTGTGACAATGGCTTCGATAGATTCTTCGGGGGTTTCCACTTGTGTGATCGTGATGTCTTCCGAAGGTTCCACGGGAACGACGATCTGTACTTCCGACGGGGCTACAGACAGGTCTTCAGGATCTTGCCAGGTGCCCAGATCACGGGACAATGCAATTTCCCCATCCAAGCCTTGGATCAAGGAAGTCACGTCATCCACGTCCGCACCCGTAGCAGTCTTGTACGCGGGCCGTCCATGGAAGTCCGGAGCATGCGGGGATTGTGATCCCCACCGTCCGCCCAAGCCAATTTCTTCGGAACACAAACGAATCTGGTCCCGCAATCGACCTTCGGTATCGCGTAGGTCCGCCCGCTTGGCCTTGATGACAACCAAAACCGCATCCAGATCTTCCGACGCCAAATTCAATTCGTGAACACCACGAATTTCCGTTTCCAGTTTCCCCGATGCAATTGCTTCCCGATCCCCAACGGATCGACCTGACCGAGTTTCGGGGTCATTGGCGAACAGATTTTTCTTGGCTAGGTCCAAGTCCGTTTCGGCTACCCGTAGCCCACGACGAACCGCTTGTAGTTTGCGGGACACATCCAAGAACAGCTTTTCACACCGATCCAGCATGCGTCGGACTTCCGCCGTCTTGGTGTTCAATCGCTTTGGTCCATAGACCAAAGGATCGTCGTCCAATTCAACCCGGAGTTCCCCCAATTCGTCGAACATCCTTACGGCATCGACTTGGGGAAAAAGCAAGGAAGTGTCCGCCATCATTTGCCCCCATTGCCATTACCCGCCCGAACCATGTCCGCGATCAACTTGGTGTAGTTGTTCCGAATGGCCCGCGAAGCAGCTTCAAACTGGTTGGAATCCAGATTCCCACCCGCCAAGGCTTGTGCATGTGCGGCAATGTCCACTTGCATCCCCAACATCAAAGCGGCCAATCGGGAATCCCTCAAGGACAATCCGTTGGATGCGACTTGGGACGGGGTGCCTTCTTGGGTGGTGATCATGTCGGCCCCACCACCGGCATCGTCTTGAACGGTGTCCCATGCGGCAGAAAAACCCACGTAGGAATCCCCACGCAATCCCTTGACCGACCGGGTACACACGATCTTCGTAACCCGTACAAGGGGCCGCAATCGGGCAATCGCCTCCTTAACCAATTCCACATCTGTTTTTTCTTGAGTTTCCATTTGTCCAACCCTCCTTCGGGGCGGTAGTTGCATCCCCTATACGCAATTTGGGATCACTATCTTGAAAAATCGGGATGCACCCCCATGGTCCCCGTAAGATGCCACGGTCAAAACCCGGTCGTGTTTTTCCCCACCCACATATTCGTTACGGAACCCTGCCCCCTTGTTGCCACCCCCGGACATCCCCGGGCGATCCCCGCTTTGTTCGTCCAAGGCAGCTACGGGGCATCCGGGTTGGCACGACCACGCGGCCTTTTCAACATCATCGGCATACACCCGACCCGTACCCGCTATGTAGGAATCGTCACGGCCAACCCCGAAACCCGTGCTACCCGCAGCGATTTGGCGTCCTTTGACTTTGGTTGTCCCCGTGCATTGACACCCGACCAGATGTGACAAGATCAAATTCGCGGGCCAACGACCCATATTCGCAGGGCGATCCCCTAGACGGACAACTTTGTAGTCAAGTGCGCGGCGACGTTCGACATCCCCAAATTTCCGCCCCGTTGTCGTTGAAAAATGCGGGATGCTTTCCCCACCTGCATTTATCCGACAAGCGTCAATGTTCAACCCACCCGTCCCGTGGGCCAACACGTTCTTCGCTACCGTCCCTTCGGATAGTGGCTTCCAGGCTATCGTGATCACTAGCATATCAAGGCCTCTTGGTTCCCATCGTCGCCACTAAACGGTCGCGAAACAACGTATTCCGTTGGTCTTCCTTGTCATTCACGACGGCCATGC